AAAGGTATTTGCAGATCACTTATTACTAAGTATCGCTTAATCTTCATCCTCTTCTGTTGGGTCTTGTGTTGGAATGATCGCATCAGGTTTGTCATTAGCGATCCAATCAGGCAGAGAGTGTGGCTCTTGCATAAAAAACCAAGCCACCTCGTTACTGAATCCAGCCTTCTTTGCAGCCTTGTAGATTTCGTGCTTAGTAATCATAAAGACGTCAAGTTTAGATAATGGCTCTGGTGATCTACGCACCACGCGCCTATTGATCTTCTTACGCTTACGTGTGTTAGCCATCTTAAAATTATGACTTACTAATTAAGATAAAGAGATCATCGACACGCTTCTCTAATCGTGTTAATTGATCCTTCATGCTAGATCCACCGTTAGGTCGTAATTCGTTAAGCCAGCCTTTAACTAGAAAACGTAAACCTAATAAACCGCCTGATAGCACGGCGATAACGCCAGCACCAAAGGATGCCCATTCGGCAGCACTCATTTTTTAGGAGTTGCATAGCCAAACACGCCAGCTAGTACGGCCCACAATACGGCTCGGTAATCTGCTGCGAAGTTGGATGCTGCCCAAGCTGATAGAAATGCACCAGCGGTCAGTATGTAAGGGTTTTTCATGTTCATATTCTGCCTCCTAGTAGTGGTATATCGAACGGCCTGCCATCTTGATCTCCAGCCTTTGTAAAACTGACGTGTATGTGCTTTGTGTGTTTGTTAAACCCTGAGTATTTACGCCACTTAAAATTAAGGATCTTGCTTGCAATCATCCCGTTATGAATTACGTACGATATACGCTTATCGGTCTTCGCACAGATTCTGATTTGGTCAGCCAAATATACTGAGAGCCCTTCGGATGAATCCAAGCGAGAATCAATATCAATGGCTCGCACGCATCCGGTGCTGTCTGGATTATGATCTGATTTTCTGGCAGCATGACGAGCATCGCCAAGCCACCCATCACTGGAAGTGCGGCGATCTGGATACCAGGTAGTAACGGCATCTCTTAAAGTATCCGCAGCTTCACTTAACCAGGGCTTCATTAACTTAGTAGAAGTTTTGCTTCATCCTCAGTAATGCCTAATTTATCAAGTAGTGCAGATTTGGCTGTTGCTTTGTCTGCAATTTGTTTTGCTTTCCATGCTTCATAATTATTAAAACCATCTGTATATTGTTTTTTAGTTATGGCTGGCTCTTTGCCAAACCAATTTATATCCTCGTACTTATCGCCAACCAAAGCAACTTCTACATTAGGGCAAAGCATAAAAAAAACATCACCAGCATTAACCATTATGCACCTATCTCCATTAGAGTAATTGAACTTCTAGCACCATTTGCGCCTACATAAACACCATCAACACCAGTTACGCTGGCTAATTGTGTTTTGTATGTTGTTGATGAAGTTGTTGCAGGACTGTCTAAATAAGTTATTCCACATGTGCCAATATCGATGTTTAATGTAGTGTTGGTATATGCACCATAATTTGAAAATTGAGATGCAATTACTGTTGAACCTCTAAGCAGTCGCAGGGCTAATCCAGTTCCAGCAGTATTAACATTTTTGGCGCAACCATTTTGAAAAACTGTAACTAATATTTTACTTGTTGCACTTGTTGGCGTAATTGATAAAGTAATATCGGTGTCGCTATAAGTAGACGAAGTAGTATTGGCACCTACGGTGCTTGTAAAATTAACAACCTGTAACACTTTGCCGCCACCACCAGCCGCAGCCCATTTTAATCCTGTGGGTTCTGCGCTATCGGCAGTTAAAACATAATTATTAGTTCCTACGGCTAATCTTGCGTCACTTGTACTATAAGTATAAAGATCACCTTTAGTAGTTAATGGTGATCCTACCCCTGTTTGTATGTAATCATAAAATATTGCTGCGCCTGTTGCGGTAAAATATAATATACCTGCGTCATACTGTGGCAATGTTAAACTACCGGCAGTAGATACTGTTGCTGTGCCGGCTGTAACTGTACAAGCACCTGCGCCAAGATTTTGTATAAATACTGTATCACCGGCTGCAAAGAGTCCGGTGTTAACTGTAATTGTTGTAGCACCTGCCGCATTCATAGCAACAGTTGTACCTGCATCTGCAGCTACTAATACATAAGATGCAGTCTTAGCCGTAGCTGATCCACCGCCCATAGCTGTCTGTTGCAAACTTGTCATTTGAGCAGCTGTTAATACCTGCCCTGTGGTAAAGGTTTGTTTAGCCATTATTCTCCTTAGTAACTGAGGACATTATAGTCCAACATGCCGTAGATTGCGTTGTCTAAAATCAGCGAGTCAATAACTGGCTCGAGGGTAGTAAATACTGTCTTAAAACTGTTCGGTGTAATTGTGTTGCCTACCCCAAAGATCTGCAGGGTTTTCTCCAAAGTCGATCCACCAGGTTGAGTAGTGATAACTGTGATCGGATCAAAGAAGTCTAGGTCTAGGGCTGCGATTATGCCTGAGTTGTAATTCTCAGTGTATAAATCGAGCTCTACTGCATCGCATCGGATGCTGGTCTCGGCACGTGAAGCGGTATAAGCCCGAGCATAATCTAGGGCTACGGCATCGGTCTGCATCAATAGATCCTGCAGGTTATATGAGTGTAAAAAGTATTTGTCAATAGATGCTTGATTAAATGAGTTTTGAGGACTACCGCCTGTCCTAGTAACTGTGGCAGAATTAAAGACTAAAGAGTCATTTAGTATCCATGTTGCATTTGCGTATTTAATACCTGTGCCATCATCGGCAAATAAGGTAGTAGGATTTCCAATAGAGCCAGCCGTTACTGATCTATCTTGAAATACAAATGAGCCAGTAGCATCTACGTATAAAGCCCCATACTCGGAGTCGGTGACAGTTTGCATAGCTTGTAGGGCAGTTCTAAAAGTTGCCGGATCTGCTTGCATAGTAGTCAACCCTGCATCTACATCGCGCATAGTCGCTGGCCAACCGATTTGATCTAAGATTTGATTTATACGTGTGCCAGATAAATCTCCAGCCGTAGCACCTGTGACAGTAGAGATCTGTGCAAGGTTACCTAATCTAAAGGCATCTACAGCTGTGATAGTTGTATAGGCAACTTCTGTAGCATCTGAGGGCTGAGTATTAACGTATGAAGTAATAAAACCAGAAAATATAGGATATGTTACCCCTGAGTAGGTAGCAGTTATCTGTACCTTTTTCATTGGTGTTAATAGTTCAAAGTAAGGCGAGCCTGGGTTGAGGGGATTGAAGTCCCCATTTTGATCTATGATGCGCAGCGTTAAAGTACCTGTCTGGAATTGATCCGACAGCGCATTACGACCACGTTGAGTTTTAATATAATCTACTTGATTACTAACATCTACAATTACGGCTGTAGAATCGGCTAGCACGTTAGTATCTAATATGCCAGTATCTAATATCATGGCCTGAGCAAAAGCTGGCCCAGTAGAGAAGTTTAGAATTGCGTTAATTGTAGGTATAGCCATTAGTTAGCCACCCTTGATGCCGCCGTTGTATAGCTGTGACTTACCATCTCTTTGATTAATTAAGAATGAGTTATAAATTAATTGGCCAAATTCTCCAGCGTTAGGGGCTAACTCTAGGGTTACATTAACTGGCCCTGTGTTTCCACCTTGCTGGCCAAATGGTGTGCCTACAAATGTGCTAACCGGGGCAGATGGCACATTACTTATAGCGTTGGTAGATCCCATATTAGATGGCACATTATTTATAGCGTTGGTAGATCCCATATTAGTTGGCCCATATGCACTTACTGGATTGTATAAGGCTAGTCGGGCAAAGGCTGCTGCTGCGCCATCTACTAACGTTGTGCCTGCTTTAGCAGCATCTATTGCTAACTGATTTACTGCCTGCGCTGCGTTTAACTCAGCCAGATACTTCTTAGCCAAAGCCTCATTGTTATCTAGAATTGCTAACTGGGCTTTGATACGTAGTTTGGTCTCATCATCGGTAGCAGCATTAAGGGCTGCTGTTAAACCTATGCGCTCTAAATCAAACTTGTCTTTAAGTTTATCTACTTCGATCTTAGCTTTTAATTGAGCATTTTCAGCAACGCGTAATGCTATAGCTTCTCTAATTTTTTTCTTTTCTTGGATCTTGGCTAACTCAGTACCAGCATTAGCACCTAAACTATAAGAAAAATTAGATTTAGACATCTCTGACTTTAGAACCCATTCACCATTTTTCTTTACAAGGTTATTAGGATTTAAGGTAGATCCGAATCTTGCTATGCCATTGACTAATTTAGCAATATTCGTAGCTAAAGCATTGACTTGATCTGAGAAAGTTGCAAGGGTTGTATCACCGCTTAATTTAGCCAGGGCATCCAATAAACCTTTACCTATGATCTCGGTAGCATCTGCAGCAATAACTTTAAGTTGATCTAATTTACCTGCATAGGTATCTAATCTGGCAGCAGCTTGACCTGCAAACTTAGAATCTAACTCAGCCATGATCTTGCTCATGTCACCACTAGCTAATGTGGCTTTACTTAATCCTGCGCCTAATCTAGTTAAGGCTGTGGTCTGACCTGAATAACCCTTAGCCAGAGCTGCGCTGACTTCTTCAACGCTTTTACCTGTTGCAGCCGATACATTTAAGGCAGTAGATAGAGCCTGTTGGCTTTTAGTGATTGATCCACTAGCTGTAAGTAATGTCTGGAATGCAGGACGTAATTCATCATCCAATATGCCATATAATTTCTGTAGATTGGCTATGTAATATTCGACATCTGGGCTAGAAAATTGGTAGCCAGTATTTTTTAACTGTAATTCTAAAGCTTTAGCAGCCTTTTCATCCGCAGCAAATGCTAATACGGCCTTTTTACCAAATGATGCTAAAGCAGCAGCACCTAGGTATTTAGCAATTGTCTTACCTAATTGTTTAGTCTGCTTTTCAAATGCTGTTAGATC